GGATTTCTCCGCAAGCCTTTGATAAATGGGGCGTTCAACCAATCGAGCGAATAGGTCGAGAGGCCTTCTACACGGTGGCGGATGTGGTCGAAAACCGCATCCAGCACGCCGCTCGGAAACAACAACCTGAGGGGGAGCTACCGGAAGGTGTTGATCCCTACGTCGAAGCGAAACTGATGCAGGCGCGGCTCGAACTTACACGCGCTCAAACCTACGCCCAGGAACAGAAGAACCAGGTGAATGACAAGCTCCTGGTCCCCGTCCCATTTGCCACCTACGCGCTGGCCAAGATCGCCGCCAAGATAGGTTCGAAGCTGGAGACGGTCGGAAAGACCGTGAGCCAACGCCACCCAGAGATGGACCCCTTAATCCTGGAAGCCTTCGAGCGGGAGATCGCCCTGGCGCGCAACCTCTCGGCCGACTTCGGCGACGACCTTCCGGGATATCTCGATGAGTACCTTGCAACCCTGGATGAATGACCTGCGCAATGCGGTCAAGCTGGGCTTGCAGGCCATGTTCAAAGACCTGCCGATGACGGCGGTCCAATGGGCCGACGATAACTTCTATATGTCGGCCGAGTCCTCGTACAACGAGGGCGATTGGAAGACGGCCCCGTTCCAGGTCGCGATCCTGAACGCGATGGGCAACGACCTGATCCGGGTGGTCAACTTCGTGAAGTCGGCCAGGATCGGCTACACGAAGCTGCTGATGGCCAACATCGGCTACAAGATCCAGCACAAGCGCCGCAACATCATGATGTGGAGCCCGACGGACCCGGATGCCGAGTCCATCAGCAAGAAGCACGTGATGGGGATGGTGCGCGACGTCGACGTGATGCTGGCCCTCGCGCCCTGGTATGGCAAGAAGCACAGCGACAACACCCTGGACAACAAGGTGTTCTCGAACCGGCGGAACCTCTGGATTCTCGGCGGGAAGGCCGCCAGGAACTACCGCGAGAAATCGCCCGACGAGGTGATCTACGACGAGTTGTCGAAGTTCGACGCTGACGTCGAGGGGGAGGGCTCGCCGACCTTCCTCGGCGACAAGCGCTTGGACGGTGCGATCTACCCGAAGTCCATCCGCGGCTCGACGCCCAAGACGGCTGGTAGCTGCCAGATCACCAAGGCGGCCGAGGAGTCGCCCTACCGGCTGCACTTCCACGTCGCCTGTCCGCATTGCCACCAAGAGCAGTCCCTGAAGTGGGGCGGCAAGGATTGCGCATTCGGTCTGAAGTGGCGGAAGAACGCGCTGGGCGAGGCCGAGGAGGCCTGGTACTCCTGCGAGCACTGCAATGCCTGCTTCATCCATCGCGACATGGTGGCAGCCCAGGAGAACGGGCGCTGGATCTGTTCGGAGACCGGCATCTGGACGCGCGACAGCATGGACTGGTTCGGCCCGGACAACGAGCCGATCCGCACGCCGCGCTCGGTCAGCTTCTACTGCTGGGCCATCTACAGCACCTGGAAAGACTGGGTGTCGCTGGCTGATGAGTGGCTCAAGGTCAAAGGCGACCGCGAGAAGCTGATCGCCTTCATCAACACCACGCGCGGAGAGGTGTGGGAGGAGGACCAGGGCGAGCGTGTGGAGTGGCAGACGCTCTACGCTCGCCGCGAGAACTACCCGAAGGTGCCACCCCAGGCGCTGGTCCTGATGGGCGGCATCGACACCCAGGACGACCGCTACGAGGGCCGCGTCTGGGCCTTCGGATTGGGCGAGGAGGCCTGGCTGGTGCATCGCTTCATCCTGACCGGCGATCCCGCCAGCGAGGAGTTGCGGCGCAAGGTGGGGCTGGAGATTCACCGGCAGTTCACCCGGGTAGACGGCGTGCCGATGCGTGTCGAGCGGTGGTGCTGGGATGCTGGCGGCCACTACGCCGACGAGGTGGAGGCCGAGAGCATCAAACACGGCGTGCATTGGGTGATCCCGACCTTCGGTGCCAGCGCCTACGGCAAGCCCATCGCGAACTTCCCGAAGCGTCGCAAGCGCAAGGTCTACAAGACTGAACTGGGCACCGACAACGCGAAGGAGCTGATCTACAGCCGCCTGCGCATTGATGTGCCCATTCCGTGGCAGCCGACGCCCGGCTGTGTGCACTTTCCGATCGACAGCGACATCTGCGACGAAGACGAACTGAAGCAGATCACCGCCGAGAAGAAGAAGCCGGTGATGGCGAAGGGTGTTCGCGTCCTGCGCTGGGATTCCGGCGGGCGCCGAAACGAGGCGTTGGATTGCTTCGTGTACGCCCTTGCCGCGCTGCGCATCAGCCAGCAGCGCTTCGGCCTCGACCTCGATCAGATGGAGGCAGCCCGCCAGGTCGTTGCCAGGCCGGCGGTCGCCGAAGTGGTAGAGAAACATACCTCCAATCAATCTGCGCAGGACGTGACCAACGCGTTCCTGGGTACAACAGGTGGCAGTCCATGGCTATGAACCTTGAGCAATCGCGCGAGATTCTGCAGCGCTACATCGAAGCAGAGCAGGATGTTCTTCTGGGGAAAACCGTCTCGTTCAACAGTCGCGTCTTGACCATGGTCGATCTGGGCGAGATTCGGCGCGGTCGCCAGGAGTGGGAGCGCAAGGTGGCAGCTTTGGAGCGCCTCGCCGGTGGGCAGTCTCGTCCCTACAAGCTGGCGGTCTTCGAATGAACTGGATTGATCGGCTGCTGGCGCCTCTGGCACCGGGTTTTGTCGCTCAACGCATGCGCCATCAGGCGGTGATCCGTGCGTATGAAGCTGCGAGGCCTTCGCGCACCCACAAGGCCAAGGGAGAGACGCGTTCTGCTGACGCCGCCTTGCAATCCGCCGGCCGGTCTCTGCGAGAGCAGTGCCGGTGGCTGGACGAGAACCACGACATCGTTACTGGGTTGTTCGACCGCCTGGAGGAGCGAGTGGTTGGCGGTAGCGGCATTGGGGTTGAGCCCCTGGTGTTGGACCAGGCTGGCGAGGTGCATCTGGAGTTTTGCGCTCAGATCAAGAGCGCTTGGGCCGAGTGGTCTTTGAGGCCGGAGACGGCGGGTGAGTTGACTAGGCCGCAGATGGAGCGGCTGGTTTGCCGAACTTGGCTGAGGGACGGTGAATCTCTGGCCCAGAAAGTCATGGGGCCGGTGGCGAACTACAAGCACCTTACCGCCGTCCCCTTCGCTCTGGAACTGCTGGAGCCGGACTATCTGCCCTTTGAGTTGAACGACACTGGCAAGGGAATCATTCAGGGGATCGAGCGCGATGCCTGGCGCCGCATCCGAGCCTTCCATTTGCTCAAGGCGCATCCAGGAGACATTGGAAGCGGGATCTTCCAGCAGACCAAGCGCGTGGAGGCTGAGCGAGTTATTCACGTTGCCAATCGCAAGCGCATCGGCCAGAACCGTGGCGTACCGCTGCTACATGCCGCACTGGTTCGTTTGGCAGACCTGAAGGACTACGAGGAGAGCGAGCGCATTGCCGCGCGTATTTCGGCGGCGATGGCCTTCTACATCAAGAAGGGGGAAGCAGCCGACTACGGCGTAAACCAGGCTCCTGCCGACAAGCGCGGATCATTCCCGATTGCGCCAGGAATGATCTTCGACGACCTGCAGCCAGGTGAAGACCTGGAGATGTTCGAAAGCAACCGACCAAACCCGATGCTAGAGGGATACCGCAACGGCATGCTCCGCGCGGTTGCCGCTGCTGGTCGAAGCGCTTATTCGACCATCGCGCGCTCCTACGACGGTAACTATTCGTCGCAGCGCCAGGAGTTGGTCGAGGCGCAAGAGGGCTACGACCTGCTGCAACACGACTTCATCGACGACTGGTGCCGTCCGGTATACCGCACCTGGGTGCCTTTAGCGATTGCCTCAGGCGTGCTTCGGGTGCCGCCGGATGTGGATGTGAGAACCCTGTTGTCGGCCGTTTACCAAGGTCCGGTGATGCCCTGGATCAATCCGGTTCATGAGGCCAATGCCTGGGAAACCTTGGTCAAGGGTGGTTTCGCCGATGAAGCCGAGGTGGCTCGAGCCAGAGGACGCAACCCGCAGGAGTTGAAGAAGTCCCGCGCCTCCGAGATAGCGCAGAACCGCGAGTTGGGCTTGGTGTTCAGTTCGGACGCAGCGCACAGCCTGACCAAGGATCGGCAATTGACCGCCGTCGAGGCGATCCAGAAAGCCTATTTGGGGGTTGGGAAAGTACTCACCAGCGACGAGGCGCGACGCCTGGTCAACCAGTACGGCGCCGATCTGGAGATCCCAGGCCCCGACTTCACCGAGGAAGAGAAACCGACAGGAGGCGCCGATGGGCAGCCAACGGAAGATGAGTAGCGCGCCGCTGCTGGCCCCACAGGCCATGGCGTGCGCATTGACCAACGACACCAAGCCGGCGGAAAGCTGGTACAGCATCAAGGCGCTTTCCCGAGGCGTTGCCGAGATTCTGCTGTACGACGAGATCGGCGCTTGGGGCATCACCGCCCAGCAGTTTGCCCGAGAGCTGAAGGCGCTTGGTGACTTGTCACTGATCAGCCTGCGGGTTCACTCGCCGGGCGGAGATGTCTTTGAGGGAACTGCGATCTACAACCTGCTCAAGCATCATCCGGCCAGAGTTGAAGGCTACGTTGATGGCTTGGCTGCATCCATGGCCACTGTTGTTCTCATGTCCTGCGATGTGATCCACATCCCCGAGAACGCAATGATGATGGTGCATCGCCCATGGGGAATCCAGGGGGGCGAGGCGGACGACATGCGCCGCTACGCTGACCTGCTGGAAAAGATCGAGGGCACCATGGTTGCCGCCTACATGGCGAAGACCGGGAAGTCCGAGGAAGACATCAAGGCTTTGCTCAAGGCTGAGACCTGGATGGATGGCCGCGAGGCCGTCGAGGCCGGCTTTGCCGACCAACTTACCGAGCCGCTCGCCGCTGCTGCTCAACTGACCTCAAAACGCATGAAGGAGTTTGCCCACATGCCCGAAGCACTGAAAGCCCTGATGCAGCCGCGCGCGTCTACCCCTGCCGCCGCTGCTCCGACCCCATCTCCGGCCGCACCTACCTCGCAGCCGGCTCCCGCCGCACCGGATGAAGCCGCCGTGCGTGCCCAGATCAACGCCGCCGAGAACACCCGCCGGGAAGGCATCCGCGCCGTGTTCCAGCCGTTCGCCGCCTCCCACGGCGAAATGCTCAACGAGGTGCTGCTCGACAGCAGCGTCACCATCGAGCAGGCTCAAGCCAAGCTCCTGGCCTCGCTGGCCTCTGGAGCCACTCCCAGCGCCGGCCCTTCCGGCAGTCAGGGCGCAAACAGCCACGTGTACGCTGGCAACGGCAATCTGGTTGGTGACTCCGTCCGCGCCTCCGTTATGGCCCGTGCCGGCCTGGAAGAACAGCAGAGCGACAACCGCTACAACTTCATGAGCCTGCGCGAACTGGCGCGTGCTTCGCTGGTCGACCGTGGTATTGGTGTTGCCTCCTACAGTCCGATGCAAATGGTTGGCCTGGCTTTCACTCATACCACCAGCGACTTCGGCACGATCCTGATCGACGTGGCCAACCGCTCCATGTTGGCCGGCTGGGACGAGGCCGAGGAGACCTTCCAACTGTGGACGAAGAAGGGCATGTTGTCCGACTTCAAAACGGTGCACCGCGTTGGCCTCGGCGAGTTTCCGTCCCTGCGCCAAGTGCGCGAAGGCGCCGAGTACAAGTACGTTACCGTCGGTAGTCGCTCCCAGCCGATCGCCCTGGCCACCTACGGCGAGATCTTCAGCATTACCCGCCAGGCCATCATCAACGACGACATGAACCTGCTCACCGACATCCCGCGCAAGATGGGCATGGCGGCCAAGGCAACCATCGGCGATCTGGTCTACGCCATCCTGACCAGCAACCCGGTGCTGTCGGACGGCAAGGCTCTGTTCCATGCCGATCACAAGAACCTGCAGACCGGCGCAAGCTCTGCGCTGTCCATCGAGTCGCTGAGCAAGGCTAAGACTCAGATGGCTACTCAGAAGACCGAGGTGGAAGGTGGTAAGCCTCGCACGCTCAACATCCGGCCGGCCTTCGTGCTGACCCCTGTGGCTCTGGAGGATAAGGCCAAGCAGATCATCCGCTCGGCCTCGGTGCCCGGCGCAGAATCGAACTCCGGCATCGAGAACCCGATCCGCAACTTCGCCGAGGTGATCGGCGAGCCGCGGCTGGATGACAACTCGGCTACTGCCTACTACCTGGCCGCTCGCCAGGGCTCGGACACCATTGAGGTTGCGTACCTCGATGGCAACGAACTGCCCTACATGGAGCAGCAGCAGGGCTTCACCGTCGACGGTGTAGCAACCAAGGTCCGCATCGACGCCGGCGTGGCGCCGCTGGACTTCCGTGGCCTGCAGAAATCCAACGGCGCCTGATCGGTGCCAACTCCCGAGCCCCGCATCTAGCGGGGCTTTCTGTTTCTGCCATTAGGAGAATCAACCATGGCGAAGAACTATGTGGAGGACGGCAACGTCCTGACTCTCATTGCGCCCGCTGACGGCGTTCAGTCCGGCGTACCTGCGGTGATCGGAGACCTGGTGGTGGTGCCGCTGGTAGATGCCGCCGCGGGCGAGCCGTTCGCCGGAAAAACTGGCGGCGTCTGGAGCCTGCCTGCTGCCGCTGGCCTGACCCAGGGTGCCAAGTGCAGCGTGCTCGATGGGGAGCTGGTAGCTGCTGCCACTGCCGACTCGGTGGCGTTCGGCAAGATCACCGAGCCCACCGTTGACGGCTTCGCGTCGGCGATGCTGATCCAACAATGAGCGCGCCGGGCCGTTTTGGCCGGCTG